CAGGGCTACCGCCCACCTCGTCAACCAAGCGCCCAGCCGCCTCGACACCACGCATGGTGTCGTAGCCCATCTCCTTCAACAAGCCAGCAAACGCCTCATCGTTCGCGGCCATGTCATCGAGACGCTTCGTGAGATCAGCACCAGGCTCAAGAAATCCCTCAAGCACGGCAGGCATCTTGTGTTCCGGTGTCGCCACCGCAAGACGCTCATACAAGTCCTTGTTGTCCAACTTCACGAACGCCGTGTACAGGTCGTTACGCATACGCGAAAGTTGGTCGATGTGCTTCTGCGAACCCGACATCGCGCCAAGGAAAACCTTCATGGTTTCCTCGTCGTTGATCATCGACGCCGCAGTAGCCAACGCCCCCTGGTTTGCGCCACGGAACTCCTTGACCGTCAACGCGTAGGCGTAATCACCCTCAGCCAAGTCACGGGCCATTGTGTTGATCTTGCCGACAGTGCCCTGCGTCATATTCGGGTTAGCGATGGCGTTGTCGATCTGCATAGAAACGTCTTGAACGACCTTCGCCCCACCCTTACCCGTCGTCAAACGGTGCGTGAGACCACCGGGAGTGAAGCGGGTACCAAACCGCAGAACCTTCGTGCCCTTGCCCACCAGCACCAGAGGATCGAGGAACCAGTCAACGGCGAAGTCGAGGCTGCCCGACACAAGGTTCACACTGAAGTTGTCATCGAGTGGGTTACGGTTCGACGTTCCCCACTTCTGCTGACGCCACTGGCTCTCCGCCAGTTTCACCTCGGGGTCCCACAGTTTCTGAATGTTCGCTTCCAAAGCCTGACCGGGGGACACCTTGTAGGAGTCCTCCACTGAAATCATCGGGTCGCCTGTGACTATCTGATCAACAGCGTCGATACCCAAAGTTATGTTGGATTCGTACTCCTTGTAGAAGTTATCTACACGTTCGATGGCACCGTTGAAGAACTGCGACCACATGCTCTGCTGGTCTTCTTGCTGCTGAACCATCTGCCGCTGAGCGGCACGGTCGGCTTCCAAGGCAGCCTCAGCAGGGTTCATCATGTTCGGATCAACCTGCGGAGTCTGAAGGTATGACGGGCGTGGACGATTAGCGATCTCGTCCGGTATGTACCTACCCACGAGTCTTACCCGTTATCTCTGCAAGGAACGAGTCACGCTGCTCGGGTGAATCCCAGTCGGTCATCCCGATACCCCAAATGATGCCGACAGGTTCGACACCAAGGGCATCGACGGCTGCGGCAATATCTTCAGGAAGGCTAGGCATTGTCTCTCAAGTAGCGAACGAAACGGATAAATGACGGAGGCATGTTCGGGCCGTTAGCCGCCTGCTCCAGCAGAGGCAACGCGCCAGCAACAGTGCTGATCTCAGCCTTCGACTTGTCGCGCATCGTGCGACGAATCCCGTAGGCTTCCGGTCCACGACCAGGACCCATCGGGTTACCCTCAGTGATCGGCTCATCTGGCCTCTCGGAAGGTGAATCGAGTCGAGTAATTGACGGCGCAGACTGCGCCTGTGACATGCGTGCCTGCTTCTGAATCTCCTGAAACTCTTTCTGCTCCCCGTAGCCGGGGTTCGGGAGATCCCGTACTGGCTGCCCGACTCCGCTATCGGTTCGTTCCGATAGGGAGCCGGGGCCAGAAACGGGGGCAGGCTTTCGTGGTGCTTGGTATCCACCAGCAGGCACGGTTGCCTCCTACTTTTTGCGTTTTACTGCTGCATTATAAACAAGATTTGGGTAAGGGCGACCCGCTCGGCGTGCCCTTTCCCTTGCCTCTGCTCGCTGTCTAGGAGTCAAAGGTCGAGACTTCTTGTTTGGATTTGGCTTCTTCCAGAAAACCCGGCCAGCCATTACTTCTTCTTCTTGCGACGGTACTTGCTGCGAATCTCGTTGCGAGCCTGCTGCTTACCGGATCGCGTCTTGTCCTTGGACTTGGCGTAACGCTCACGGGTCTTCTTGTTGACCATCCGACTGGACACACCCTCACGCAAATCAAGGTTGCGAATGATGGTGTCTGCGCCCTTGCCGAACTTCTGTGCGCCTTCGCCCTTGCGGTAATCCTCGCGCCGCTTCATCTCTTGCTTGCGGGCACGCTTCTTCTCCGCAGGAGTCATACTCTTCAAGCGTTCGCGGTACGCCTCACGCTTGTTGTATTCCTCACGGCTGATTTGGCGACCGTACTTGTCGCGCAGAGTGTCACGACGCTTCTTCGGGGTTGGCTTCTCGTCTTTCGCTTGCTCCTTGGCGCGTTCACCGACACCACTCAGGAACCCGCCAACGGCGGCGGTGCCAATCGCGGCACCAGCAAGAACCTTCTTCTTCTTGCTCATGCCCTTCTTGCCCTTGTTCGCCTTCGCCGCTCCAGAACCAATGGCTAGACGGCCACCGGGACCAATCGCCTTCGGGCGAGGACGACCACCACCAGAGCCACCACGGGGTCGGGTCTTCAGGTCAATCGGTTCACGCACACGCTCGCCACCTTGACGACCGCTGGTTCCGCGACCGCCCTTGACGACCTCGCCTTGGATTACCCGTGGCTCGTCGGCTTGACGGCGAGCCGCCCGATCACTCGGAGTAAGGCGACCGCCTCGGCTACGCCCACTACCAAGAGCAATGGGCCTGCGCCCAGAGGACGAAGATCCGCTCGACCTTCGACCTCTAGTTGTTGGCTTTCGTGTCGGTACCAGTTCCTGACTTGGAGCCACCTGGCGACGACGCTGACCACCCTTTCCCTTATTGCGGGTAACACCGTCTTCTCCCTTGGTGTTTTCGGTGATTTTGTCGCCGCGCTTCGACCTTCCAGCCTGACTGCCAGGAGACTTTGGTGCGTCCTTGCCGCCCTCACCGCGCCACTTCTGATTACTGGCCTTCGGCTTACGCGGAGGGTTGACCATTCCTGGGGCTTCAGTTGGTTGACCTCGACCCTTGCTTCGCATACCGGGACGCATCAAACCCTTGACGACGCTCTCGGTGCCAAGTTTTTCGCGCACTTCGTTCAGAAGTTGAACAGTTTGCTCGTTCGCGTTACCGCGACGAACACGCTTCTCCAACTTGCGACGAAGAGAACGAAGGGACGCTGGACCCATCGCACTGATGTCAGGCAGTTCGACATCTGCCAAAGCCTGAGAACCGTCCTTCTTGCGTCCACCGAACTTGCTGTCGGTGGCGTTCGGACGTTCGGCTCCAGCCTTCTTCAGTCGTGCAGTCTGAACATCGCGGCGAGTCTTTTGCTCCGGTGTGCCAGTGCGGTACTCATCGCCTCGACGCTTCTCGTCTTCAGTCCTGCGCTTGCTTTCGCTACGCTTCTGGTCGGCAGACTTCTTCTGCTCGGCAGCCTCATCCTTCTTAGATGCTCGACGGGCTTTACCCTGAGCACCCGGCTTACGCGCTGCAACAATCTCCGCCGCTGACTTTTGGCTTCGCGGCTTGAAACCCAAGCCACCCAAGATGTCTTGAACTTCCTGGGGCTTCAGTCCACCGCGTGTTTCTTCGACTTCTTTCGCGCCCTTGTCAAGACGCTCTTTGCGAATCTGAGCCTTGGTCTTATTGGTTGGACCCTCTGCCTTGTAAGGGAGTTTCTTCTTGGGTCGAGGCTTTTGCCCACCACCCGTGCCAGGGGCATCAGTACGAGTGTCACTCTTTTTCGGTTGCGGTCGGCGTGGCTTGTACCTGCCACCCGTTGCGTCATCAAACTTCTTGAGGTCCCGATCACGTTGCTTCTTGATCTGAGACTTCGGCTTGACTGGGGGTGCCGGGTTCTTGACCTCTTTGGGGCGAGGGAGGCGAGACTGCCAATCGGAATCCTTGCGCTTCTGCGCCTCGTTCATCTTGTCGATGTTCTGCTTGCGACCCTTGTCAACGACTTTCTTAGGCTTGCGCGGAGGCTTCTTCGCTGCCGCTACTGCCTTCGTTGTCTTCTTGACTGTTGCCGTGCCAGCCTTGCTTGCCTTTGACGCAACCGACGCAACCTTCGCGCCCTTACCCAATACACCGACGCCGGGAACAAGAGCGGCAGCCGAAAGAGCAGCGTCAGCATTGTCGCCACGGCTGACCTTGTTACCGATGGCCATTCCCGAAAGACCAGGAATTCCGACCATGACATCTTCAACGAGCATGGCCGGGTTGTCCCGGTAATACTTGACCACGTTGGCAGGCAAAGACATCAAACCATCGCCGCCGCGCTTCTTCGCCCGGTCACGCTGCTTCTTGCGTTGCGCTGCGGTCATCCGACCGCCCGTACTGCGAGAGTTGTAAGAACGAGTTTGACCCGGTGGCTCACCAAACTTTCGTGCCATCACAGATCACCTAGTTCCAAGGCTTGCGGCCCTGCATAGACTCAATGGCTTCGTTGAGTCCCATGCCCTTGGGCTTCTTCTGCTTCGGCATCGGCTTACGACCACCCGAAGTTCCCGCCGCCTTACCGGGGGCATTTACCCACTTGCCATTCCGGTACACCTGCGTAATCGTCTTAGGCGGGTACGTCATCACCTTCATGGTGCGGGTGTCGCCCTCTTTGGGCATCCGGCCTGATGTGCCACGACCGGGGGAGCGAACCTGGTTGGGCGGTTCACCCATTGGCTTACGTTTGCGACCCATACCGCCACGCATTGCGCCCTTCCGCATGGGACCGGGGCTTGGCATATTCATTGACATATCGCCTACTTTTGGTACTTGGATCGGTCGCCCTTGGGCTTCTTGTTGACGTATCGACTTGATACGCCCAAGGCGAGATCCTGATTACGGGTCTTGGTAGTCGCACCACTGCCATACGCGGCAGTGCCTGGACCCTTCCGGTACTTCTTACGACGCTTCATCTCGGAAGGACGCTCACGCTCAGACTGATCGGCGGTCTTCTTCTTACGACGCTTCCGATACATCTCGCGCTTCTCGTACTCTTCCTTGGACATCCGTCGCCCGTACTTATCCCGATACAGCGGCATAGACCTCTTAGGTCCTTCCGCACCGTTCGGCTTCTTCGTTCCGGTCGGTCCTTGCGAGTACGGGGGGCGGGGGGACAAACGCTTCGGCCCCTCAGCCCCTTGAGTTGCGTAGCCAGCCATGTGTGGAAGCGGAGTTCCACGACCCGACAGCACTCCCTTTCCATAGAAGTCGTCAAGCGTCTTCTTGGTTTTCGCCATGAGTGCCCCTACTTGATCTTGGAGCCGCCAGCACCGATTCCCTTGGGCTTGTCACCCTGTGGACGCTGCTGGGTCTTGCCACCGGGCACGCTTCCGCTGTACCGACTGCAATTGCAAGGCTTCGCTACGGGCGCAGTTCCTTTGCCGCCCTGAGTTCCCATTGCCATTCTTTTCTCCTTATGCTGGGATTTGTCGTTGGACATTGCCCTTGAGAACGGGGTTCCCTGAACCCGACAACCCTGCAAGAAGGTTCTGCATAGACATGGGTTGCTGCGGCTGGGGCATATCGCCACCAGGCATAGCCGTGTTCTCCGGCATACCAGGAATCTGTTCTTCCTGGCTGGGCATTGCTTTCTGCTCTTCGGTTTTTTCCTTGCTCTCAAACGCACGCTTCACGGCGTCCTCAATGGGCGTGCCCTTCTTGCGCTCGTCAATAACAAGAGCAAGGGACTGGACGATCTTTGTGGGATCTTGGCCCTGGGTGGTTAGCGCAGGAATGGCGGTAGCCAACGCCTGAACGCTTTGTTTCAACGAGTCGCGCATGTCCTCCATGTCAACGGCACGTTCCTCTTCGGACGGGTTGATCTGGATGGGGAGATGGCGACGGGTGAAAGATCGAGAAATGAGTTTGTCGCCGCGTGCCTGAAGCGCGAACACCAGGGCGCGGTTCGGGTCGAGGCCAGCGAGTAGCCCGTAGTCCACGTTCACGCCGTAGTCGCCGCGAATGTCGCGGCCTGGCGTGTACTTCAAGTTGAACGGGACACGGTTGACTTTGCCGCTGACCGTGTTCGTGCGGCCTGGGAAGTAGGTTTCGTCGCAGCGCATAGCAAGACTGATCGCCTCACCTAGCGCGTCACCCAAGATCGACTGGGCAACCTTCACTTGCTGGTCGAACGCTGCCTGCAAAGCCTTCACGCCCTGCCCGGTGACAACGGAACCATCCGACTGTCCCGCTCTGGACTCAGGGAAGCGCGTCCCGTACTTCAACTCGTCGCTGAGGATGTTGTTCTCCGCGAACGAATACGGGGGAACATCCAGGCTGACGCGCCGGATCTTCTCCGGCGTGTTTGACCGGATGACCGAATCTGGCCCCACGTTCAACTGGGTAACGTCCTGCGGAATGGCGAGTGGAGCCTCAACACTCTTTTGAGTGGCCTCCATCATAAGAAGTGCCAGCCGTGCTTTAGCAGCATAAACGGGCAGAACGTCATCGAATTGTCCCGATGTCATCCCGTCGAACGTGGGACGCTTAGCGAGCGCAACAGGGATAACACCCATCGGGTTTTCCTGACGCGCAAGAACGACATCGTTTTCGGTGAACATGACGATCTCGTCGGCGGTGGTCCACCGGACGATGGTCATGTACGAGTTGTCATCCCGGTAGGAGTCGGCTCGGATCTGGTCAGCCATCTCGGGGAACATCGCCGCCAGGTCACCGATCTTGCGGCGGAACGAGTTAGCGAACACGCGGATCTGACCGAAACGGTCCTGATCCCAATACGATCCAACGGAATACTCAACGCTGATGTGGGGTCGGTTGTCACGGAAGTTCGGTTCCACACGCAACGGAACGAAACCGAACGTGATCAACTGGTCAGCAGCGCGAATGATCTCGCTACTCATGCGAGAAGCAGCCAGATAGTAGTTCGCAATCTTCGTGCGCTTATCCGCACGGGTACGGGCACGCTCATCGAGAGCGGAATCACCGGACGCCGAAATAGTAGGAAGGACGCCGATCTGCTCGGACAGATCCTTCGCCACAATGTCGATCATGTTCGCCACGATGGGCTGGCTCCAGTTGCCCTCGGGGAACAAGGACGGGTACACCGAACCCAAGTTCCCGTTTCGGGCGTCAGAGACCATACGCATCTTGCGGTCTCGTTCGGAGAACCGCCGACGAATCTGATCGAAACGCTCGTAATACGTTGCCATAAAACCTTCTACGCTGGAATCATGTCGTTGAGGTTGATCGTGAAGCGGGAGTTGAATCCGCCGCGAGTGACAAACTCATTCGACATGAAGTTGGTTTGTTGGTTGCTGCTCAAACGGAACAACTGTTCACGAGCAATGAGTTCGCAGAACCACAGAGCCATAACTGCGTCTTGCTTCAACTTCTTCGGGGCGATACCCGGCTGCCAGGTGATCAACTGTTCGATCAGTTTCCTGACGTTCTCGTTCGTGCTGGACGGCAACTCAAGAAGATTGTCCCCAGCATGTCGAGTGGTCACCTGATTCTCTTTGTTCGTCTTAGAACCAAAGAGGGGAGCAAGGGAAGCCACCCCAAACTCGGGGTCCTGTTTATTGGAACCCGTGTGATGTGGCCTGTATGAGATTCCCTTACTCGCTAGATAGGAGCGAATCTCTTCGTCCTGTGTCAGAAACAACTGAAACGCATTGGACTCAACGACAATAACATGCGGTGTGTACCGCTCTGCCCAATTACGGATCAGTGTCCTGATCGCGGCTGGGGTAGGTGATGTCATCACATCGACATCCATCACATACCGTTTGCCACTTCTCCGGTCTACGGCATAGGCGACGCTGGCTGTGTCGCCACTCATCGCGGGGTCAATCCCAACGACCCGGTAGAAACCTTCCGGTTCAGATGGGTGACCAGCGACACCGGACTTCAACGGGCCGACGTACCTCATGCCGTTCACGGAACCCTTTACGCATACCGGGTCGAATATCGCATCCTCGGCTACGTCAAGATTCTGGTAGACCAGGCTCCACTTGCTTGGGCCTACCTCGTTACGAACCTGGGCGAGACGTTCCCCACCCCACCGTTCGTAGAAACCATCGTCGTCTGGTTCATCATCCTCGACCAGACGCTGCTCGGACTTCGGCCACAACGTCACCCAGTCCTTCGGGTCCTGCGTGGACTCCAACACAGCAGGCATAGCCAGGTAACTCCACGGCACATTGCCATCTGTGTAATGTTCCGCGTTACGCAGTTCCTTGTACAAGTCCACTGCCGCAACTCGCGTACCTACCACCAGCAACTGGCCGCCACGCGGTGGAAGACGAGACGCCACTTCCTGGCGAATCCAATCCTGCTGCTTCTCCCACTCCGCAGAGTTCGTCAACGTCACAACGTCATCGAGCACAATCAAGTGGGCGCGGGAGCCATAGATCATGCCCCCCATGCCAATCGCCTCAATGGTGGGGTCTTTGGAGTCCGAATCCCGGTCGCCCCCCAAATACACGCGGGTCGCTGACCATTCCTCCGCCGACGACTTGAACCCATCCGTAGGCCCAAACGCCGCCTGCAACTCCGCGTACCTCGGGTGCGTCAGCCGCTGCTTGATCGCGTACAAGAACTTCTTCGCCTGATCCTGCGTCTTGGACACAATGATCACGTTGATGTTCGGGTCTTTGCACACGCGGTACGTCACATAGTTGATCGTCACCGTCATCGACTTCGCGTGGTTCGGGGGCACGTTCACCAGCAGCCTCGACAGGCCAGCGGTGCCCTTCTCGTACCGCATCGACTCGTGCAGCCACGACGGTTCCCGGCCCTCCAGCATGTCCACCACATTCATCATGTGAGGCCACACCTTCACACCCAGATACTTCTCAGAGAACTCCGCGAACTCGACGCCCTCCACGTTGGACTCAACCTTGTCCAAACGCCTGAACCGGGCATGATCCACCGACGCCGCCCACTCAGGGTCCTGCCGCCTGTGATCCTGATACCACGACCGCGACCTCTGGGTCGTCTTCAACGCATCCGAAACACGCTCACCCGACCGGACAAGATTCAGGATCTCGCTCTTGGCACGCTCAACGCCTACACGCCGACGCTTAGATGCTGCTCCCTCGCCCATGCCTTACGACCCATCTCCATCCGATTGACTTTCTCCATGTGCTCAACACTCACGCACAAGGGGTCCCAACAGGTCATCGCTATGACCTCGTTCGTGGAGTGGTCAACTTGCTTACCGTCAGGAAGACTCTCGTAGCCATACGCCCACGCCCACAACAGGCGATGCACACGCAGGTAGACGCCGGAGGTGTACCCCGGTCGAGTCAAGTGGACAGTTGGCCTGCCCAGCACGCGGCCATGCTCGGTCGGGTTCGCCACAATGTCCCCCGACCAAGTAGCGCAGGTAGACGATGGGGAGACCACCACATCGCCCCACACATGCGTCGCCCACCAATCATCACCGCAGGCATCAACCGCATAGAAGATTCCTGCGTCAGCGGCGCAGGAAGCAAACGGGTCAACCTCACGCAGCAGCCACGAACCCAACGTCGTCATAGACAGACCTCTCCCACCTAGAAAGTGGGGCTAGAACGCAGCGGTGTGACCGCTGCTCATCGAATCTTATCGCAGGGTGAGGCCAGGATCTACAACCTGGCCGAACCGGGCCAGGACGCCGCAAGCGGCCCTGGCCCCAACCACACACCAAACAACGCACAGGCCCCCCTTCCTGGGGGGCCGTAATAAGTCCTTCTACTTATTACCGTGTACCCTGGCAATTCTCAAAAAGCAAGAGGCCCCCAGAAACAAATTCCTAGAAACCGGACAAACTAGGACACACCGGGCAGAATCTGGTGAAAATATTTGGGGGGTCTGTACACC